TTACGGAAGGATTCAATTTCCTTTTCCGTGGCATTGCCACCAAGGGTTGAATTGCATTCCTGAGCCATTTCCCTCCTATCGAAGGGGCGCCCAAGAAGCATGAGCGGTGATATGACGGGCATATCTTCAGGAAGATCGTTCTTAAAAACCTTTTCCCTGATGATGTCCCTTTCCCCCTTGGGGGGCTCGAGTTTCCTAAGTGTTTGGTTTGAAACCAAATCCTTAAAATCTCGAATCATCCGCTCATTTGGAGCTTGGTTAACCTCTGAGAGGTAACTAAGCGTGAGGTTATCAGCCTTCTCTAAGAGATCGTTGATATCCTCATCATCCATTAAATTCAACCCTAGACCGCCAAGACTTACTGGAAGGCCCAAATGGAGTAACTCCTTTGAGTCATAAGGTGGAAGCTCGCGACCCATCCTATAAAGGAAACGATCACGAACTAAAACCTTCCTCCAGTGAGGCCAATACATCTCATTATGAATGTATTTAAGCGCCTCCATGAGTGACTGGGCTTTGCCCGGAGCAGATATCTTAGATTTCTGCCGGAATCTTGTTGTAGCGGGATCTGCCTTCGAAAGGAGCCTGACCTTTAAGGTCTCAATCCAGGGCCCTTCTTCATAAGTTTCCTCCCTGTAACAGAGTTCCCGGGCCTTTCCTTCAAGGAAAGGTTGAACAAGGAAACACCTTTCACAATACTTCGCGACAACATTGTATATGCCGTGTTTCTCTAAGGAAACTTCGGCTCCCATATCGATCATCGATTGGGTAATGTTGTTGAGGTATGATTCCTCGCCTAAGGCGCAGATATCATCCCCTCCAACGTGGTAAGCACGTGGATGCGAAGGTTTTTCCCTCTTGTCACAAACATATTGAGACAAATGGGGGTAAGTGCGGTTCCAGGCGAGTTGCTCGGCAACAACCTGGTGGAGAGTAAGGACTGACTTAGCCAGTCCTTCACCCATCATTATACCGCGCTTTGTGAAAAAGGTTTTTCCATCCATGAAGATCTGGCGTGGGCTACAACAAATTCCTATGACAAAGTCATTGGTTTCTGATGTAAGACCACAGCCGGAAACAAACCCTTGTAACAAGGCCTCGGCAACAGGATGAGGGATGTGGTCTGTAGCCTCTTTGAG